ACATCATCACTTAAAACATCATCACCGATTCTATTGATTATTTTAAGAAACTTTTCTGGAACTTTAGTTTCCATTATTGTTGGACTAAACTTTTGGTGAAACTCCATTAATCATCCTTTTTATCATCATTTTCATCAGTAATAATTCCCACAACACCTGTTGGCAATCCAGGAAATTCATCTGATATTAAATCTTCTTCTGAGTATGCACCACTGTAAATATCTTTTCCTTCAGACTCAGCAGTATCTTCATCATCAAGCATTTCTTCAGCTTGTTTTAAATTGTAACCAGCATCTACTATATCCATCAAGAAAGAAGTATCAATGTTAGAATATCTAACTTTCTCACCAAACTCATTGTCAACTTCACCTCTTATCATAGCCATGTCAGTCAACTCTTGAAGTATGTGTGGATAGTCCATCTGCCTGAACAGACAAGACTTAACAGTTTCAGCAACCAAACCAATGTCAGTTATATAGTCGTCATCAGCAATATCAATACCATCTTCTTGCATACCATATATCATTGCGACCATTAAACTTTCAGTCATCGCATCTACTTTTGCTAAGTTCTCAGCAATCTTTTTTTGTGTAGATTCTTTTTTCTGCTTTTCAATCTGTTCCCATGGCTGACCAAGTTCGGACTTAAACTTTGTAGACCATGGACCAATTATCACATTATCAAGATTCTTTTTATCAGTCATCTTTTGTGCCATCTCTGTCATAGAAACAAATACTATTTGGTTGCTTTATTAGTCTGTAACCACGCGACCATCGACCACCTACGAAAATTGGTACTTCTTCATATTCTTCCTCATCCCAATGTTGTGGTTGCTTTAATAGAGTATCCATGTACTCACCAATAAATAAACTCACCCACACACCATCTCGTAAGTAAGATTTAAGTTGACTTAAATATGTATTGTTGGTATTTAATTTTGAATTAGAATGTCTAACATTTTCTCTTACTTGTTTCTTAAGGTAAGAATTAATTTTTGTTTGTGTGTCAATGTATCTCTTAACACTTTGGTAAGATAACATATCATCTTCATCTAACTCCAAAACACCTTTATTGATAGACTTTAATTCAGTAGGTTTCTTTTTTGCTCTCGCAACTCTAAGTATTTCTGCTGCTTTTTCCCTTTGCTCAGGTGTCATAGGTTTTCTGCGTTTTCTAGTTTTCTTTTCCATAGTCATATTAAGTTATGATTTTGTTTTCTACTTCGACAACACGACCAGTATATTGATTGTAATTATTTTTCATATCAATATGTGGTAAAACTTCAGAAACAATATGCGTATTCTTCACCTCAATTATTTCTTGATCCCCATATGGCATAAATGGTGTAAAGGCAATTCTTACCTCTTGACCAGATCCTGGCGATTGTTGCATTGGCACAATCACGAATGGTTTAATAAACGAAGTATGTGTATCTGTTATGTCACCTTTTTCAGTAATCACATCCTCGCCACTTGATAATCTAAAAATTTTAATATCTGCCATTAGTATAACCTTATCCTTTTTCCATGATGATTCTTTTCTGCGTTTTGTTTTTGCCATCTTCGTTTAGCGGCATTCTTAGCAAGTCTACGTCTTTCACTTCGACCAGTATAAAACTCACGTTCTTTGACAAGATTTAATCTTCCATCATCTTGTAATTTCTTTTTCAAAATTCTTAATGCTTTATCAACATTATCCTTTTGTACTGAGACAGACATACCATCAATGGTAAACTGTTTTGTATCTTTGTTATAATTTGCCTTTCTAACTTTCTTCACCGACACCTCCATCGTATCTTTGTAATTCGCCATTAGGTAATCTATAATGTCCTTGTCCTAGATATTGTAATGCCCATGGAGAAAACCATCTTTTTCCAGCAATATAATAAATACCCAAAGATCTTAGGTATTCTTCACCAAAGATTTTTTCTAACATCATAAACTCCTTTGTTCAAATAATAATTCAGTTGCTTCAAAAACTAAACTATCAACTGTTTCAACACCTTCAACATTTAAGTCATCTAAAAGTGTCATAAAGTCATCAACTGACATTGATGCTACCTCATCTAATAAATCTTCTTTTACTCTTTCATTGTGTAAATTACTCATATTCACCTCTATAATAATTTGTTACATAACACTCATCACCAAAGTTCTCATCGTCTTCATAGTAATCTTTCTGACAATAATAATTATCGCCACCAGCATAATCTTCTAATGCAACTTTAGCATCCTCAAAATTCCAGTACTCACCCAAGTTGTATGCCATACCATTAGACATTCTTTTCATTAAAAATACAGCACCTTTATCCCAAGACTCTAAGTATAGGTTGCCTTTTTCAAATAAAACCTGATATTTAGAACTTTCGCAACTACTATCGTGTTTCATATTACCTCTCTTTATTATTAACTATATGTATATTATACACTACTCCACGGAAAAAGTAAAGCATATAAGTCATTGATTTTGCTCGTATTTGTAAAAAAGTTTTAAGTAATTTCATAATAAAACACTAATATACCACTTTTCAGGATTACCTATTATAAATAGTTGAACGAGAATAGTCAAGTATTATTTTATATGAATTTTTTAACTTTTGTGTCTGATGTAGGTTTTCCTATTGCTGGTGCTATATCAGCAGGACTTTTTGTGTTTATCACATTAAAGTTTATACTGGCATCTGTAACTGGATCCATTAATAGTCTAAAGAACATAATTTCTGCATTAGACAACAGAGTACAAACAATGAACAATGACTTGATTAAGATTGATGCTCTGTTAAGTTATGTTTTAAATATAAGACCAAATACTGACAGAATTGCTGCCAATGAAGGCAAAGAAGATGCGAGACGAGATTAATGGATGCTGAATTAGTCAATGCTATAAAAGAATTCGGATTCCCCATAATCGCAGCATTTGGTTTAGGATATTTCGTATATTATATTTGGAAATGGGTAACAGAAGAAGTTAAACCTGTTCTTGGTGAAGCAACAAGCACTCTAATTAAATTGGTTGACAGAGTGAGAATGTTAGATAATGATATGATAAGACTCAACACTAAGTTGGCAATGGTTCTAGAATACAAAGATGAAATAGAACAAGCAACTGGTATGAAGTTGGGCGAAGACTTAGATGATATTCTAAGAAAAACTAAAAGTCAGTCGGAGGATTTCAACTCCACAGGAGACTAGAATGAGATTAATTGTTACTTTTGTTATGATGACTTTGATGACATCAGCAAAGGGAGAGTTAGTTCATGACTTCAAGAATCCTTCTTTTTCTGGTCAAGGGTATTCAAACCATGTACTTGCTATTGAGCAATTACAACATCAAAGAAAAAAAGATTTAAAAGAAAAGAGAGAAGCAGATGCTGCCAAAGCAAAGCGTGAAGCAGACTCGACCACTCTAGCAAAATTCTTAAACAATGTAGAATCTAGAATCTATGCACAGTTGTCTAAACAACTAGTAGATAATATGTTCTCTGATACTGGTGCTACTTCTGGTACAGCAGAAATAGAAGGTGCAACCATTTATTGGATCAAAGATGAAACATCTGATACAATAACAATACAAATAACAGAAACAGATGGAACATTTACAGAGTTAGTAGTTCCAATCGATGGATTTGGATTCTAGATGATTAAACTTATCTTATTATTGACAACTGTTTGTTTGACTGGTTGTGCTGGAACGCATCAAAAAACTGATTGGAGTCCACCCCAGTTAGCAGAGTCGCCTATCAAAAGTGTTTTGGATAATACTCCTAAACTTGATGGTAAAAAGATTACAGTAGCAGTTTACAATTTTCAGGATAAAACTGGACAAAGAAAACCAAGCGCAAACTTCAGTCAATTAAGTAGTGCAATTACACAAGGTTCTGATATGTGGTTGATTAATGCACTAAAAGATGTTGGTGAAGGTAGTTGGTTTACAGTAATAGAAAGAATAGGATTAGATAATCTAGTAAAAGAAAGACAGTTGATTAAATCAACAAGAGAAGTTTATGATGGAAAGCAAGCACCAAAATTGAAACCACTTCTTTTTGCTGGATTAATAATTGAAGGTGGTGTTGTGTCATATGAGTCTAATTTGGAATCTGGTGGTATAGGTGCCAGATATTTTGGACTTGGAGCAAACACACAATACCAAATACATGAAGTGACTGTCGCTATGAGATTGATTAGCGTACAGACAGGAGAGATTTTATTATCTGTTGCAACCGAAAAGAAGATTGCAAGTTATAAGACCAGTGCAGACTTCTTTAGATTTATTGACTTTGGTACAAAGGCATTAGAGATTGAAGTCGGTTCAGCAGTCAACGAACCAGTCAATTATGCTGTTCGCAGTACAATTGAACAAGGTGTAATTGAATTAATTTATGAGGGAGAAGAAAAAGGTCTTTGGAAATTTAAGGGAGAAAAATAAATGATAAGAGCACAAACTATATTATGGTCACTTGTGCTAGTATCCTCAGTCGCTGTTGCCAATGATATTTACATACAGCAGTCTGGTGATAATCTTGATTTAGATATAACACAAGACGGACAAAACAACGTAGCAGGAACGAGTACAACTGGTATATCTTTAACTGGTGACAGTATGACTTTCCGCATCAATCAAGTTGGTAACTCAAATGTGATTAGTACAATCATCGATGGTAATACTTACACTGGTAATATTGATTTAACTGGTAATAGTAACTCTGTTGATTTAAGTTGTGATAGTGCTGGAGCAGGAAACTGTGAAACAGTATCTATGAGCATAGATGTTACAGGTGACAGTGCTGACATTGCTGTAACTATTGGAAATTCAGCAGACGCACAAAACTATGTTGGCACTTTAGACATTACATCTAATGCTGCTGAAACAATCACATTAACAGTAAATGGCACTAATGCTGACTCTGATATTGATATCACAAACTCAACTGGTTTATCTGGTAACACAGGAACATACTCACAAACTGGTAATGGTGATGTGAATGGTCATAGTTTGAAACACAGTCATACTGGTGATGGTGGTATTATTAGCATCACTCAAGAAGGTGTGTATGATAACATTATTGATTTAACAACCAGTGGCGACAATGCAGATATCGACATTACTCAAAGCGACTAGTTTTTTATTATTAACACCTGTATGCTTTGCTAGTATTGGTGAAGTTGTACAACAGAAAGGTGAAGCAACTATTGAGAGAAAGGGTGGAGGCACACTGACATCAGATAAAGGTGTCGGTGTTGAGAGTTATGATACTGTTAAAACTAAAAAAGGAAGATTAGCAATTGGTTTTGTGGATGATACTAGAGTTGATGTAACAGAAAATTCTAAACTTGTAATTGATGAGTTTGTTTACGATCCAAATACATCAACTGGTAAGTTATCACTCAAAGCATCTTTTGGGACTATAAGATATGCGTCAGGTCAGATTGCGAAAAACTCAAGACAAGATGTAAAGATATCTACACCAACAGCAGTCATTGGTGTTCGTGGTACTGACTTCTCAATGACAGTTGATGAGACTGGCAACTCAACCATCATATTACTTCCGAGTTGTACAGAGATTGCTGGTGAAAGAATATGTGTAGTTGGGGAGATTGAAGTAAGTTCTGATGTTGGTACAGTTATATTAAATCAGGCATTTCAAGCAACAGTCGTAGAAACTGAAAAGAGTAAACCACTAGACCCACTAAAATTGAATATAGATGAGTCTATGATTAGTAATCTTTT